GATTGAGATTATGATGGCAAAAATACAGGAAATATAATAATGACAGCACATGCAGAAAAAGGCGAAATAACAGACCCAATAATTCAAAATATTGTAAATAATTTGAAAAGTGTTTATGATCCTGAGATTCCTGTTAATATCTATGATCTTGGATTGATATATGAAATAACATTAACAGAAAAGAAGTGTGATATTTTAATGACATTTACGTCTCCCTTTTGCCCTGTAGCAGATTATCTTCTTGAGACAGTTGGAACTGCTGGAAAGGTGGAAGGTATAGATGAAGTAGATGTAGAAGTAACATTTGAACCCGCCTGGGATATGGAATCGATGCCAGAAGCAACAAAGCTTGAAATGGGGTTGTTGTAAAATGAATGAACAGAATTAATAATATAGATACAAGTAATGGCCGTGTAAGATTCTCTTATAGAATCTTATTAGTGGTAAATAATTCACCACCAATAACTCGTATGATGGATACATTAATAGCAAATAGTAAATTAAATGAATGGATTGCTAATAGTCGAGTTAAATGGAATTTTCTTTACAAAATAGATGATAATATGTTATACTTAGAAACATTGAAAATAGTTGACAGATTTAAGGAAACATTTAAAGGTAAGGAAAGTAAAGATTATATTATTAAAAGTATGCGTAAAAATAAACCTTTCAAGAAGAAAAAAACAGGAGAATAGAATGACATTAGTACCAATTGTAGTTGAAAAAACTAGTCGTGGTGAAAGGAGCTATGATATTTATAGCAGGCTTTTGAAAGAGCGTATTGTATTTTTAAATGGAGTTGTTGATGATGTTTTGGCAAATGTAATTATTGCACAGTTGTTGTATTTAGAAAGTGAAAATACAAGTAAACCTATTAATCTTTATATAAGCAGTCCTGGTGGGTCAATTTCAGCAGGTATGGGTATATATGATACAATGCAGTATATTAAACCTCCCGTTCATACAATGTGCTGTGGTCAAGCTGCAAGTATGGGTTCATTTTTATTAGCGGCTGGTGACAAAGGAAATAGATTTTCATTGCCCCATTCTCGTATAATGATTCACCAACCATCGGGTGGTGCGTCAGGTGATGCAACAAATATAGAAATTCATGCTCGTGAAATAATTCGTTTAAGAGAAGAACTTAATACATTGTTAAGTGAACTAACTGGACAAAGTCTTGCGGCTATTACTCATGACACAGATCGTGATAATTTTATGACAGCCAAAGAAGCAAAAGATTATGGCTTAATTGATCAAATTGTAAATAAACGAGATTAATTATAAGGTTGACAATGTATATTAATATTATATAATATATTTTTATATTAAAGTATTGACATTTACTAAATTTTATCGTATAATCAGTATATGACTAGAAAATACATTTATCTTGCTGGGCCTATAGCGCAGTGTTCTTATAAGGAAGCAAATGATTGGCGCGACTATGTTAGTAATAAGTTACATGAAAACATAATTGGAATTTCACCGCTTCGTTGTGAGCCGATGGCTGGTATGACATATGGACCAGGTAATGATCCTCGATATAATTCACCAGGAGCAATTGCGGCAAAGAATTGGTATGATACAGAGAAGTGTGATTTGATACTTGCATATTTGCCACGTGAATTAAATGAGCGTAGACCGTCTTATGGTACAACTATTGAAATTGGTTGGGCAATCGGATTGCGTAAGCCCATTATACTTGTTACAGATGATGCATACTTAACAGAGCATCCATTAATTAAAGCAAATGTAAATTGGGTGTTTGAAGATTTTGATAATGCAATAGATGTTATACATGGTTTGTTTGATGATTATGTATTGATACCGCGTGTGAAATTATGATTTTTGATATAAGAGTTGAAGAGATTCATGGAAGAACTACCTTACCTTGGGTTGTTACATTATCTATAGGTGAGAAAACAATTGAATGTTATTTTAGGACACGAGAAAAAGCAATGATGTTAGCTGAAAAATATCAGAAAAGAGGTTGGTCAAGGGTTCCACCTTCCCGACATTTTTTAAAATATCTAGCACAAATATAGGAGTAAATGATATGAAAATTAGTTTTTAAATATTTTATAAATATGACATATAATAATATAGACGGGTGGCTCCGATCAGCTGTTATTATTTTAGAATAATATCAATTAATTTAAACATACAAAGGAAGTAAAGATTGCGAGTCTGGCGCAACGCTAATATAATATTAGCCCAGACTATAATTATGCAGTAACCACCACCTGCATAATTCAAGAGGAAAGATTTGTTATGGTAGCATAGGCAAATCACGTTAAATAGCGGCGAGGGGGCTATTTTACACTAAATAATTATAGTACCATAGAATAGGAAATCCGATGAAATTAATTTCAGGAAATTCAAATTTGGATCTTTCTAAATTAATAGCAGAATCTACAGATACTTCATTATCTGCTGTTAATATAGGAAGGTTTGCAGATGGAGAAGTTCGTGTAGAAATTAATGATAATATGAGGGGGCAGGATGTTTTTATCATTCAAAGCACTAGTTCACCTGTAAACGATAATTTAATGGAACTGCTTGTAATGATAGATGCATTGAAACGTGCAAGCGCAAGACGTATAACAGCAGTAATTCCATATTTTGGTTATGCTCGTCAAGACAGAAAAACAATGAGCAGAGCACCAATCAGTGCAAAACTTGTAGCAGATTTGCTTACATCAGCAGGTGCAAGTAGAGTATTAACAGTAGATTTACATGCAGGTCAAATACAAGGATTTTTTAATATACCTGTTGATACACTAATTGCTCGTCCTGTTTTAATTGATGATATTAGGCAACAGGTAAATGGTGAACAGTTAGTTTTTGTTAGTCCTGATGCTGGTGGTACCGAACGAGCAAGAAGTTATGCTAAAAAGTTTGATACTGAAATTGCTGTTATAGATAAACGTCGTCCAGAACCAGGTGCCAGTCAAGTTATGCATGTTGTTGGTGATGTAGAAGATAGAGAATGCCTTATTGTTGACGATATATGTGATAGTGCAGGAACATTATGTCATGCCGCTCAAGCATTAATGAATAATGGTGCTACAGGTGTAAAAGCATATATAACACATGGTGTTTTAACTCAAGCAGCTGATGAGCGCATTTATAATAGTGTACTTAAAGAAATTGTTGTTACAGATTCAATAAAACCTGCAAGGTGTATAGAAATTGATAAGATACGTTATGTCAGTATTGCTTCGTTAATAGGTAAAGCAATTATGAATATACATAATGAGCAAAGTGTTAGTAGTTTACTTGTTGATGATAACTGGAAAATGTAAATGTTAGTATTGGCTCGCCATGGCTCAAGTTTATATAATGAAGCAAATCTTCTTACTGGCAGAACAGATAGTAAATTATCTGATGCTGGTATTATTGAAGCAGAAATATTAGGTAACGAAATTAAGGATAAAAATATTCGATTTGATTATATTTTTACTTCACCAATGTCGCGTACAATGGATACTGCAAATATTATTTTAGAAAAAACATTTAGTGTATGTGATATTATAACCGATGATAGATTAGTTGAACGTGATTGCGGAGATTTAACAGGGATAAGCAAAGAAGAGGCATTGATTACATTCGGCCAACGGAAGTTTAGAAACTTACAAAAAAGTTTTGATATTCCTTATCCAAATGGTGAAAGTTTTGATAATGTAGTTGATCGAATAATATCTTGGGTTGAAAAAGAGTTATTACCGTTACAACATAAAGGTCATATATTGATTATTTCACATCATCATGTTTTGCGGGCATTAAGTATGTTGCTAGGTATAATTAAAGATGAAGAAATTCATACATTTCCGTTTCCTACTGGTAAAGCAATTTATGTACCATGGATTAATTTAAAAAAGAATATTTTATTATAATGATTTATTATAATAAATATTATAATGAACAAACGTGTCCTGCCAACTCAAGTAGATATATTAATTATTGGAGCCGGACCTGTAGGTTTATTTACAGTATTTGAAGCGGGTATTTTAGAGTTAGAATGTCATTTAATTGATAGTTTAGGACGGCCTGGAGGACAATGTATTGAACTGTATCCAGAAAAGCCAATATATGATATACCAGGAGTACCGAGCCAAACTGCAAGAGAGCATGTAGAAGCATTAATAAAACAAGCGGATCCATTTAATCCAACGTTTCATTTAGCACAAACTGTTACAAAGTTAGTAAACATTACTAATAAAGATAAAGAAAAAGAGTTTCATGTTTCGACATCTGCTGGTAAAAGATTTATAACAAAAAATATTATTATTGCAGGTGGTGCTGGTAATTTTCATCCAAAAAAACCTACAGTTAAAGGATTAGAAAAATTTGAAGGTAGAGGGTTAGAATATGCTGTTAGAGATAAAGAAAAATATGCTAATAAACGTGTTTTAATATTTGGTGGCGGTGATAGTGCATTAGATTGGACAGTTGAGTTAGCACAAAAAGCAAAAGAAGTTACACTAATACATCGTACTACTAAATATCGAGCAGCGCCTCATACTGTAAATCAAGCAAGAGCATTATCTAATGTAAAAGAAGTTACTGGTATATTAGAAAGATTAGAGACCGATAAACGTTATCTCGATTATGCTGTAGTTAAAACTGATGGCGACCCAATAATTGTTCCTTGTGATGAAGTATTAATATTTTATGGATTAAAAACTGATTTAACATTCCTTAAAGATTGGGGACTAGAGTTAGATGCAAACGAAAGAAAAATACCAGTAGATACAGAAAAATTTCAATCTAATGTACCAGGTATTTTTGTTGTAGGAGATATGTGTACATATCCAGGAAAGTTGCCACTTATATTATCTGGATTTCATGAAACAACTTTAGCAGTTCAAGAATGTTTTCGCCGCGCACGACCAGGTGAAAAATTAAGATTTTTATATACAACAACTTCACCTAAACTACGAAAAAAATTAGATAATATACATTAATTTTTAAATTTAGGAGCTTTAATCATAGATGCCCAACCAAGACTTCTTACAAAGTAATAACAAGTTCCAATTTTCCAATTTGGTATTTCAGGATCTGCATCATGCATACCTCGTTTAAATATTATATCTGCTTGTTTTCTTAATATCTTAATACGTGTTTTTGAAAGGTGTTCTTTATTTTTTCTTATAATTCCATAAAGCATATCATGTAAGACTGCCGCTCTTGCTACATCCCATGGCGAAATAATACTCCACATTGGTCTGGCTATAGAAGCAAGGTCTGTATTAAATCCTTTTGGTACAGTAATTGTTATATTATTTTCTGAAGCATTTAAAACTATAGGTGCTCCAATACTTTGCCATAGTTTGTAATGAGAATGAATCATAAACTTTGGACAAGTATATTGTAAGGGGTTAGTTAAAACCCAGTGTCGGTCACCATGGAAGTCTGCTGTAAGTAAATTATGCCACATTTGATTTAAACCTTGCCCAAGCAGTCTCGACTTGTGTTTCTATATCGAGTTCATCTTTAATTGTATTTAAAGTTTTACTTGGTATTCTTGACTTTTTCTTACCAATTTCATGTGTTTCATCTGGTATTCCCTCGTCAAGACTGTCGTTTAAATCCCATGGTCCCCAATGGCCATGTTTTAGCATTTTAATTAAACAATCTTCTTTGGCATATGTAGCATATGCTCCCGATTCTTTTACAATACCGCCAAGTGGATAGTATTGCTCTTTACGCATTACTATATTATTTCCATTGCTGTTATCAAGTACGACATCACCTTGTTCATTCCACGCATGAGGGAATCGTCTTCCCTTTAGGTCGCCTTCCCCATAAACGTATGCATGTACCATTTTCATACCAGACATTTCTTGCTCTTCAGTCATGTCTACCATTGTTCTACCAGCAACTTCAAAACAATCTCCAGTTCCGGCTTCAAATAAATCACTTTCAAGTGCAGTTTTTAATAAAGACCAGTCTCTATCTTGTTTTGACATTTTTCTTTTATGTTTTTTAGGTATTTTAACTTTCCATGCTTCATCTACTGCGCTTAATATCTTAAGTGCTTTTTTTGCCGCGGCGACTTGTTGTTCTAGTCTTTCTTGTTCGTCTGAGTCACCACCGCCGGCCCAGGCCTGCATTGTATCATATGCTTTTTGAATATCTGGATGAGCAAATTCAACATGTTCTTCATAATCAAACAACTCTTGGTAATAAATATTATCTTCTTGATCTTCACCTGCCGCTGCCTTTTGACCAATTTCCTTAATGATGTTTGTTAGTCTAAATTTAAGTTGTTGGTCTGACATTTTACCGGGTTTTATATAAGGGGTAAACGGATCTGGCTTATATGCTTCTTCGGCTGTTGTTTCAAATTGTTGTTTTAATGCATTAACTGTTTTTGCAGTATTTGAATTACTATGTTTAAGAGCAATACCACCGGCCGCGTCCCAAGGTTTAATTTGGTTGCTAAAATCATCAATTAATATGTTTGGTGTGCCATCTGCTTGTGTAGCATAATCACTTTTGCGTTTATGTATAATAACTTCCTTTGGAGGAAATGCACTGAGGTTGTTTTTAACCCATGCTCTTTTTTGAGGTTCTGAATTTGGATCATTACTTAATGGAGATGAGAGTATAATATATTCGCCAGCATATTTTTTAATAGCGGCAAGTAATGCTTCAGCACCTGTATGTGGTTTTAAGTTAATCCAAAAGTCATCCCTTGTTCTAATTTCATCTAATGCATCGTTAATTGTTTTACCTTGCTTGGTCATTAATGGTGCAATGTCACGCCAACCATCTACGCCGTGCATATTTGACCATTCACCAAAAAAGTCAACTAACACGCCATCCATATCAACATATACTATTGGTTGGTTAGTATAACTCTTACCTACTGGATCCTTGTTTTCGTCTTCAACTGCATCTTTAATTGCCGCAACGCCTGCTGGCAGTTTCTCACCTTTGGGAACAAAGAATTTGTGTTTGCCTTTTCTTGCTCTTTTTAATCCGTATGCTGGCATTGTTGTATAATCAGGTATGCCACCTCCACCATGCATTTCTTTTAATTTCTTTGAAACGTCTGCAAGCCATTCGTCTCGGGATATGCCAAGATCTCCGGGTTTCTTAATGCCACTCATATCAAGCACATCTATAATTTTATCTGCACTAATATTTCGCTTACTGTATCTTGCTTTACCTTTGTTGGAAACAAATGGATCCTCTGCTGGATCATCTTCCCAAAAGTCTTCCATGTCAATACGCACAATGGACATGTCTTTGTTTGTGTCGCGGAATTCCCATTCCATTTTGCCTGCCCAGTTCAGTGCATCCTCTGGATGATCAAATGCAAATATACCAGCGATGTCGTTGTTATAACGATCGCCTCCTGGACCTTTAATCCAGTTACTGGGTTGGAATTGGACTAACCCTTTCTTTTTAATGTTTGGAATATTTTTAGTAAAGGTTACATGGTATAGATATTTATTAGGACCATTAGACTCTATTACTGTTTTTAAGTGTCTCAATTTCATTTTTTAATGTATCTATTTGTGATTGCATATCTTTCATTTGGCGTTTAAAGTCTTTATCTATATCTGTCATGTCTTTCATGCGCTCATGATCTTCAAATCCTGTATCTTGTAGATATCTTGCTATTGCGTCATCTTCTGTGTCTACATATGGATATTTTACTATAGCTCTGTTTACCATTCGTTGGTATAAAGGATCTTTTTTCTTTTTTGGTTTGTCTGAGTCTTCTTTTTTGGCTTCGTTTTTTATAGCCGTTTTTAAGTTCTTGGTTTTATTCCAAGTTTCAAAAATATTCTTCTTGACTTTTTCTATATCTTTTGTTAACATACTATAGTGTATTTATTAAAAGAGTAAATTTTTTTAATGAGAGCAGACAGAAGGGATTGATATAAATTATGATGGTGCTGTTAAAACATAAACAGCCTTGTATGTATGAGTATTATCCTGATTTTTATGGAAAGATGCCAGCACGATCTGGTATGATTATTGGTCGTGATGAAAAAAAGGGTTTATGTAGAATAGTTGATGATTCAGGATGTCCACCCATTGATATACATAAATTATATGTGACAGAAGGGAAAAAAGATGAGAATTGAAACAGATATTAAATTAGATTTCAAAGATGTTTTATTAAAGCCAAAACGTTCTACATTAACTAGTAGGTTAAGTGTTACTATGGAACGTAATTTTGTATTTAGGCATTGGAGCGAATCTGCTGTCTCATGGGAAGGTATTCCAATTATGGCATCAAACATGGATGGTGTAGGAACTTTTACAATGGCAAACGTGTTGCAAAAATACAATATGTTAACAGTCATTAAAAAGCATTATACGATAAAAGATTGGGAAAATGCAGTAGGACATGGTATGAGTTTAAGTAATATAGCAGTTAGTACAGGCACTAATGCTATATTCGATCCTGATGCAGAGGATTATAGAAAAGCACAAGAAATATTAATGCGTTGGCCTGATATTAAGTTTATTTGTATAGATGTTGCTAACGGATATCAGCAAAATTTCTCAGACTTTGTTAAACGAGTAAGAGAACAGTTCCCTAAAAAAATTATCATAGCAGGTAATGTTATTACTGGTGAGATGACTGAGCAGTTATGTATTGCTGGTGCTGACATTATAAAATGTGGTATTGGTCCTGGGTCAGTATGTACAACACGAACAATGACTGGTGTTGGTATGCCACAATTAAGTGGTATTATGGAATGTGCTGACGCCGCACACGGATTAGGTGGACATATTATAGCAGATGGTGGTTGTGTCGAACCAGGTGATGTTGCTAAAGCATTTGGTTCAGGTGCTGATTTTGTTATGTTAGGTGGTATGCTTGCAGGACATGATGAGAGTGAAATGGAAGCAGTAGCAGGACAATATGAATTTTATGGAATGAGTTCTAATCGTGCTATGCAAGAACATGGCACACGTAAAGATGGTTATAGAAGTTCTGAAGGCCGTCATGTTCGATTAAATGCCCGCGGACCAGTAGAAGGTACAGTTACAGAAATACTTGGTGGTGTACGTAGTGCTTGTACATACATCGGTGCTCGACGAATTAAGGACATGCCAAAGTGTGCAACTTTCATATTAGTGAACGCAACTCATAACACCGTATATAATAATGAAACCGTAGGTGATTAATATAGCACTGGTAAATATTAAAAACATCACAGTTCTCGTTTTATTTTTTTAACAATATAATAATAATTTTAAGGAAACCTTTTATGACAAATTCTGGGGAAGTATCAGTGTTAGAACCCACAAAGCAAAATGAAGTAGTATTTTCAGTTACACCAGCACCAAACAATTCAATAGCCAAAGATGTAAAAAAATTACCAACATTATACCAACAATATATTCATCTTTCAAGATATTCACGATATCGTAATGATGTAAATAGACGCGAAACTTGGCCGGAAACAGTTAGTAGATATTTTAGTTTTTTCGCCGCTCATTTGAAGGAAACCAATGAATATACGCTTACTAAAACTTTACGAAGTAAATTAGAGATGGCTGTATTGGATTTGGAAGTAATGCCATCGATGCGTTGTCTTATGACAGCAGGTGATGCATTAAAACGAGAAAACGTCGCAGGTTATAATTGTTCATTTGTAGCAATTGATAATCCACGTGCATTTGATGAAATACTATACATTTTAATGAATGGTACAGGCGTTGGCTTTAGTGTAGAGCGGCAAATGATTAATGAGATGCCACGTGTTGCGGATGATTTTTATAATACAAAAACAACAATAGTAGTAAGCGACTCTAAGTTAGGATGGGCAAGATCCCTAAAAGAATTAATTCATCTATTGTATGGAGGACAAATTCCTCAATGGGACTTAACAAGAGTGCGTCCTGCTGGTGCACCATTAAAAACATTTGGTGGTAGAGCATCTGGTCCAGGGCCACTAGAAGATTTATTTAATTTTTGCGTTAATACATTTCGTGGTGCCGCGGGTCGTAGACTAACATCTTTAGAGTGTCACGACATTACTTGTAAAATTGCAGAGATAGTAGTAGTAGGTGGTGTACGACGTTCTGCGTTAATAAGTTTGTCAAATTTAAGTGATGATAGAATGCGTTTAGCAAAGTCAGGACAGTGGTGGGAAACACAATCTCAACGGGCATTAGCAAATAATTCTGCTTGTTATACAGAACGTACAGATATTGGCATTTTTATGGATGAGTGGCAATCTCTTTATGAATCAAAGTCAGGTGAGCGTGGTATTTTTAACAGGCTTGCCGCAAAATCACAAGCAGCTAAAAATGGACGCAGAGATCCAGATTATAATTTTGGTACCAATCCTTGTAGTGAAATCATTTTGAGATCAGAAGAATTTTGTAATTTATCTGAAGTAGTGATTAGACCCAATGATACTTTTGAAACATTAAAAGAAAAAGTTATTATTGCAACTATATTGGGTACATTTCAATCAACACTTACTAATTTTAGATATCTTAATAAGAGATGGTTACAAAATTGTGATGAAGAGCGATTGTTAGGTGTATCATTAACAGGTATTATGGATTGTGCATTAACTAATGGTAAAAAGAAAGGCCTTGAGGTATTACTTGACGAATTAAAACAAGTAGCGATTGCAACTAATAAAGAATGGGCAAAGAAATTAGGTATTAATCAATCTGTTGCTGTTACTTGTGTTAAACCATCAGGAACAGTATCACAGTTAGTTGATAGTGCAAGTGGAATACATGCAAGACATAATCAGTATTATATTAGAACTATTCGTGCTGATAAAAAAGATCCATTAGCAAAAATGATGATGGATGCAGGATTTCCGCACGAAGATGATGTGACAAAACCAGAATATACTGTAGTATTTTCTTTTCCAATAAAAGGACCACAATATGGTGTCTATCGTACGGATATGACAGCTATAGAACAGTTAGAATTATGGAAAGTATATCAAGATTATTGGTGTGAACATAAACCTTCAGTAACAATTAGTGTAAAAGAACCTGAATGGTTAGAAGTTGGAGCATGGGTTTACAAGCATTTTGATCAAATGTCCGGTGTATCTTTTTTGCCGTTTAGTGATCATACATATAGACAAGCACCTTATCAAGATTGTACTAAAGAACAATATGAAGAAGCAATACAAAGTATGCCTAAAAATGTAAATTGGGCAAATCTAAGTGATTATGAACAACAAGATATGACAATTGGTAGTCAAGAATTAGCATGTGTAGCAGGCGGCTGTGAAATATAGTAATTAGGTAAATACTATAACATTGTTTAAATTGATTTTATTGATTTAAAATTTATAAACGGAGTAACATAATAATGGATAACTCAGTAGGATGGGGTTCTTATTCTTTAGTTAATGCATACATCTGGGCATTGTTTGGATTAGCCATTGGAGTAGGTTATTTTGCTAGCCCATGGACCGCAGTAATGTATGCTGTTTCTGCCATGGCGGCAAATTTGATTGTACGTAGAATTGTAGCAATTAAAAGGCAACCAGCAGGTGAAACTGCAACTGTTGCAGAAGTTGTTACTGGTAGCTCGGTTGTAGCGACATTTGAAGGCGATGATGCTGGCTCGATAGCCGATGATCGTGATTCAATGATAGAGGATTTTGGCGGTATTAATAACGGCGAAGAGGATGTAGTTGTTAGTGCTGGTGGTGGTGATAAAATAATTATTACTAGTTAATTAATAACGAGGATTAAAAAAAATGGCTATACATGATGAGATAGTTCAGTTGTTTGAAATATATACTGTAGAATCTGAGAAATTTGAAACTAAAGGTGTAAAAGCCGCGGCGGCAAGAGCAAGAAAATCATTAAGTGAAATTGCCAAACTAGCAAAGACACGCCGGGCTGAGATACAAGAAACAAAAAATAGTATGTAGGAGATTTTAATGGAAATGGCAATTGCTTGGATTAAAGATAGATGGTCAGAAAGAACATCATGGGACGGTACTGTTCTAATTGGTGTTGGTATAGTTGGATTACTATTCAGTCCGTTTGTTAGTTGGGCTGCATGGGCGGCGATCATTTATGGTGCATGGACATTACTTAAAAGTGATTAAATAAATTTTAAGGGTGTTTAACACCCTTAATTTTTAATTGTGAGAAGGAACTTTACGTTCCTCAAACCATATATGCTTTCTTTTAGACGGATCATATCTCTGCATCCGTAATTTTTTGCTCGAACGAGCCATAGTAGCAGATTTTTTTATTGTAAAACTATATTTGTAACTTTTTCTTTCTCCTTCAGGTACCATTAGAACTATTATATTTTTAGCCATTATATTATCCTCGTATCCATAAGCTCGGGTTTAACTTAAAGTGTTTATTTTTTTTCCATTACGCCGTTTTCATGCACATCACTTCTAATAACTTTCTCAAGTTTTAAATAAGCAAGTCGTTCATTTGGAACATATCTCCAAACTATACCTCTGTCGTTTACTTTTTCAAACACAGTTTTTGTTACCCCTATTGTTATTATAACAGCTTCTTCACCATCGAGCAATACTATATCGCCAGGGTTAAAGTCGCTGTTCATTTTAAATTTTAATCCCTTTGCTAATGATGTTGTCCAGTCTTTAATCAGTAATGCCAATATAATACTAATTAAAACTGTTAACCATGGCATTAATAATGAAGTAATATCTAAACCAGTTGCTAATGTTAGTTCTTTAATGTTCATAATTGTATTTATCTATTTTCATTCCCAGTCTTTTGCTAAATATTAGAACAACAATATTTTTAGATAACAGAGGACATTGTATGACCATATTTAAGGAGTATCTTGCCGAACATGCTAAAAATCAAATTGAATATATAACATTTGAGGAGTATCTTAATCTTTGTAAAAAGGATCAGTTAGTTTATGCTTCGCCAGCGGAAAGAATGATTTCTGCGATAGGTGAACCAAAGTTAGTAGATACTAGTAAAGATCATCAACTATCTCGTATATTTTTAAATAAGACACTTAAGATTTATCCATCATTTGATAAGTTTTATGGCATGGAAGAAACAATTGAACGTATTGTAGGTTATTTTACACATGCGGCACAAGGATTAGAAGAGCGTAAGCAAATTTTATATTTGCTTGGACCAGTAGGTGGTGGTAAGAGTTCATTAGCAGAAGCATTAAAAGAACTAATGCAAACATTTCCAGTTTATACTTTAGCTGCTGAAAGGAATGGAGAGATAGAGTTGTCTCCAGTATTTGAATCTCCACTAGGATTATTTGAGCCTAAGAAGTTTGGAGATACATTAAAGAAAAAATATAATGTTGATACCCGATTTTTAACAGGATTAATAAGTCCATGGGGTATTAAACGGTTAAAAGAATTTAAAGGTGATATTACAAAATTTAAAATTGCTAAAATATATCCAAGTAAATTAGAGCAAATTTGTGTTGTTAAAACTGAACCAGGTGATGAGAATAATCAGGATATTAGTTCTTTAGTAGGAAAAACTGATATTCGCATGTTAGAACATTATAGTCAAAATGATACTGATAGTTATAGTTACAGTGGTGCGTTGTGTCGTGGTAATCAAGGACTCATGGAGTTTGTTGAAATGTTTAAAGCTCCGATTAAAGTGCTTCATCCTTTGTTAACGGCTACACAAGAAGGCAACTATATAGGTACAGAAGGTATTAGTGCTATTCCGTTCAATGGAATTATTTTAGCACATAGTAATGAAGCAGAATGGCAGACGTTTAAGAATAATAAAAACAATGAAGCATTTATTGATAGAATTTGTGTTGTAAAAGTTCCATATTGTTTGCGTGTCGACGAGGAAACGAAAATTTATGATAAGATGTTAAGTGAATCAGGTATTACTCAAACAAAGTGTGCGCCTGAAACTTTAAATATGCTTTCTAAATTTAGTATATTAACTCGCTTGTATGAACATGAGAATAGTTCTCTTTATAGTAAGATGCGTGTATATAATGGAGATAGTATTAAAGATGTAGATCCTAAAGCAAAGAGTATGCAAGAATATAAAGATACTGCTGGCGTAGACGAAGGTATGGCAGGAATATCGACACGATTTGCTTTTAAGACATTATCAAAGACATTTAACTTTGATACAGATGAAATTGCGGCTGATCCAATACATTTAATGTATGTATTAGAAGATAGTATTAAACGAGAACAATTTCCAAAAGAAAAAGAAGATGGTTATTTAGAATTTATTAAAGATTTTTTAAGTTTGAAGTATGCTGAGTTTATTGGTAATGAAATACAAAAGGCATATTTAGAAAGCTATAGTGATTATGGGCAAAACTTGTTCGATCGTTATATCGAATATGCTGATGCTTGGATTCAAGAGATAGATTTTAAAGATCCTGACACTGGTAATTTGTTTGATCGTAATATTCTTAATGAGGAATTAGAAAAGATTGAAAAGCCAGCTGGTATTGCTAATCCTAAAGATTTTCGTAATGAGGTAGTTAATTTTGTAATACGTGCTAAAGCAGGTAATAAAGGTAAAAATCCAAAATGGACAAGCTATGAAAAACTTCGCGAAGTAATTGAAAAGAAGATGTTCGCATCAACTGAGGAATTATTACCAGTTATTAGTTTTACTGCTAAAGGTAATAAAGATGATCAAAAGAAGCATAATGATTTTGTTAAGCGAATGGAAGTAAAAGGATATACTAATAGACAAGTCCGCCGCTTAGTTGAATGGTATATGCGGGTCCAGAAGAGTAGTTAATTATACTAATGTCTAAATATATTATTGATCGGAGACTTAATCCGAAAGGTAAAAGTATTTCAAATCGTCAACGATTTATTCGTCGTGCTAAAAAACATTTATCTGAGCGCATTCATAAGAATGTTGTTAATCGATCTATAACAGATAAAGGCGAAGAGAGTATTAGTATTCCTACGGATGGCATTCAAGAACCAATATTTGGAAACGATCATACTACCGGTGATTATGATTTTATATTGCCAGGTAATAAGGATTTTATTAAAGGTGATAAAATTGATAAACCACGAGGTGGTAGCGGTAATGGTGGCGGCCCTGGTGCAGGTGATTCAGGTGAAGGTGAAGATGAATTTCAATTTAGTTTATCAAGAGAAGAATATTTAGATATAGTATTTGAAGATTTAGAATTACCTAATTTAGAAGAAAAAAATAAAGAAAATGTTACAGTATGGGAAAGTCATCGTTCTGGATATACAACTGTAGGTAGTCCTAGTCAACTTAATGTTGAACAAAGTATGATTAGAAGTTTAGGACGACGTATTGCATTAAAATTTCCTAAAGAAAAACAACTTAAAGAAATAGATGACGAAATTATACGGCTAGAAGAAGAAATACAATATTATAAAGAAGAAGTTAAACCTATGACAAAGAATAGGGCATTAATTGAAGAATTAAAAATTAAAAGAGAAAAATTAGCAAAACGTGCAAAATCAATTCCATTTATAGATCCTATTGATTTAAGATTTAATAATTTTGTAAAATATCCAAAGCCAACATCTTCTGCTGTAATGATATGTATTATGGATGTTAGTGCTAGTATGGGTGAAAGAGAAAAAGAATTATCTAAACGATTTTTTCTTTTGTTGTATCTGTTTCTTGAAAGAAAATATGAGGATGTTGATGTAGTTTTTATTAGGCATCATACTGAAGCAATTGAGTGTACTGAAGAAGAGTTTTTTCATAGTAAAGAAACAGGAGGGACAGTTGTTAGCAGTGGTTTAATATTAGCTAAAAAAATACTTAAAGAGCGTTATCTGCAATCTGAATGGAATGCTTATATTGCCCAAGCAAGTGATGGTGATAATTTTGCTAGTGATATTCCTGATCTAGAAGAAGTTCTTGTAAATAGTATATTACCAATAGTAAAATTTTATACATATGTTGAGATTGCAGGTATGTATGAACAAAGTAGAAGTTTTTGGTCGGCGCAATCTGGTAGTAACCGTTCTTCCATGTGGGAGTTATATGAAAAATTGCATACGCAATGGCCAAATTTAGTTAGTAGAAAAGTTAAAGATGCTACAGAAATTGTTCCTGTGTTTAGAGAGTTTTTCTCTACAGTGAATATGAGTGCAGAAAATAAAATGGAAGCAGTAACAGAGGACGAATAATGGTATCACCGTTATATACTGGAACAGAATGGTCATTTCCTCTTTTAGAAGATGCTTATACTGAATGTGAAAAAATAGCTTTAGAGGAATTAAAATTAAAGGTATATGTAAATCAGCTAGAAGTTATTTCGTCTGAGCAAATGCTTGACGCCTATGCAAGTTCAGGATTACCAATATATTATAGGCATTGGAGTTTTGGTAAGCATTTTTCTGCTGAAGAACAAAATTATAGAAAGGGTTATACTGGTTTAGCATATGAGATAGTTATTAATAGTAATCCTTGTATTAATTATTTAATGGAAGAGAATACAATAACAACACAGACTACTGTTATTGCACATGCCGCGTTTGGACATAATCATTTTTTTAGAAACAATTATCTTTTTAGGCAATGGACTGATGCTAGTCATATTATAGATTATCTTGTATTTGCTAAAAATTATATTGCAGAGTGTGAAGAAAAGCACGGAACTGAGGTTGTTGAAAAAATTCTAGATAGTTGTCATGCATTAAGTAAGCATGGTATTAGTAAGTATAAGCGTCCACAGAAATTAAACTTTTTTGAAGAGAAAGAAAGAGCAGCCGAACGTAGAACGTATCTGCGACAAATTTATAATGATTTGTGGCGCACATTGCCTAAAACAAAAAAACAACAAGAGAAAAAGAAAGACGTTGCATTTTCAGACGGTGATTCAAAGTTATCAGAGGAAAATGTTTTATATTTTATAGAAAAGAATTCACCTATTTTAAAAGATTGGCAAAGAGAGTTAGTTCGTATTGTGCGTAAGGTTGCACAATATTTTTATCCACAATATCAAACAAAAGTAATGAATGAAGGTTGGGCAACATTTTCTCATTTTTATATAATGAATAGATTATACGATAAAGGTCTTTTAACAGAAGGTGCTATGTTAGAATTTTTTCATACACACAGTGGAGTAATGTTTCAGCCATCATTTGATATGAAAGGATACAATGGTTTTAATCCATATTATTTAGGATTTGAAATGTTTAGGGATATTAGGCGAATTTGTGAAAATCCAACTGCTGAAGATAAAGAATGGTTTCCTGGTTTTGCTGGAAGTGATTGGCTTGAAACTTGTTTACATGCTGTTAGGGATTATCGAGATGAATCATTTATTAAGCAATTTTTAAGTCCTACATTAATGAGAAAAATGAGATTATTTTCATTGAATAACAATACAAGCAGTAACCAGTATGAAGTAAAAAATATTCATAATAGTGTTGGATATAAGAGTATTAGAGAAACGCTATCTAATATGTATAATATTAGTAATTTAATTCCTGATATAGAAGTAGCAGATGCAGATTTTACAGCATCGCGTACATTAACATTACGACATAATGTTGTAAATGGTAGGTTACTTGATCGTAGTACTGATGAAATGTTAAAACATGTTAAAAGGTTGTGGGGGTATACAGTAAAATTAGAAAGTATAGATACATTAACAGGGGATAGAATTTTGAGAGCATATCAGACTAATACTTTACCAGCATTGGAGATATAATAATTATGCCAACAATAATAGAAGATTTGCATATTGACGATTATGAACGTGTAGTTAGAGCAACAAATGATGATGTAAATCTTGATGCTATAATTGCAGTACATAATATTGCATTAGGGCCTGCGCTTGGTGGTTGTCGTTTTCTGGAGTATGAAAATACTGAAGAACAATTAAATGATGCTCTTAGATTAGCAGAAGGCATGACATATAAGAATAGTATTTGTGGTCTTAATCATGGTGGTGGTAAAGCTGTAATTAATGCAAAGGTTGCTAATGGAATAAAAACACCAGAACTTTATAAAGCATTAGGTGAAGCAGTTGAATTATTAGGTGGTATATATTATACTGCTGGTGATGTTGGAACAACAATTGAAGACTTATTACATACAAAATCAGTAACAAAATATTGCGGTGGTGTAAAATCCGATAGTGGAGAACCAACAGCCGTTGGTATATATAATGCAATAAAAGCAACGTCAAAATTTATGAATTCAACTGATAGTTTAGATGGTATGTATATTTCTATTAGTGGTATAGGTAAAGTAGGGAGTAAACTAGCAAAATTGCTTAATAATGACAATGTACACCTTATAATTGCTGATATAGACAGATCAGCGTTAAATAGTCTTAAGAAAGAAATTCCTTATACAGAAATTGAAGTAACAGAAATACACAAGGTTAGTTGTAATGTTTTTAGTCCTTGTGCATTGGGAAATATAATTAATGCAGGCACTCGACGACAGCTGAGATGCAATGCTATTGTAGGTTCAGCAAATAACCAATTAGATGATATAGAAACAGATAAATGGTTGTTTGAGAACAATATTGTTTATGCTCCAGATTATTTGGTGAATAGTGGAGGAGTAATTGCTATTAGTGCTGAGATATATGATACTTTAGATAAAGTTGACGAACAGTTAGAACAAATAAGTGATCGTACAATGGAGATATTAGTTAGGAGTAAAATAGAGAATATTCCTACAGATAAGGTTAGTCGTGAAATTGCGTGGAACCGTATAAATGATATCTAATTATTAAGGTTGACAAGAAGCACATTGTGTTGTTATAATTATATACTAAAGTGATAATATTATTACTTTTTAAGAAAAAGCAGGCTAGCCTGCTTTTTTATGAATAATGTAAAAGGAGGCATTAGACATGGATATGCTATCAAGCGTTCGTGGATGGGCAAGGGCCATTACAGATCTAGGGATTGTAGCAGTTGCATTAGTTGTTGTACTACAAATTCTATTTGGTGGAGCCGTACCATTCTTCGGAATTGATCCCATTAGCGGGATTACTGGCATCGTTAACGATTTAGGAAGTCAAGGTTTAGTTGGATTAGTTGCACTTGGTGTCCTGTATTGGGCTTTCACTAAAGACTAATGTGAATTCATCGATGATTATCCTCCCAGGGATAACTCAGTTATAACTGAAAAAGGGTCCTGAGACGGACCTTTTTTCTTTGACAAAATACTTGAAGTATAGTTTAATATTAAAATGACCGAAAATTGGGCAATGATTGATATTGAAACGTTAGGTACTGGAGATATGCCAGTAATATTGTCTATGGGAATAGTGTTATATGATCCGTGGGATGATTATCGTGAAATAGCAATAGAAGATTTAAATACGTTGTATTTGAAACCTACTGTTGAAAGTTGTACTGATATTGGTTGTGAAATAGATGACGATACATTAGATTGGTGGAGCAAGCAAGATGTAGAAATTATTGAGGAAGCATTTAATTATGAGGATAGAGAAAGTATACAAGTTGTAATGAAAAAAATGTATAAATTTTGTTCTTCTAGTGATTTTTATTGGGCACAAGGTGCAATATTTGATTATAATATTTTAGAGCATGTAGCTAAAAAATTACATCGAGGGGTGCCATGGAAATATTGGCAAGTTAGAGATACTCGTACATTGTTTGGATTAGTAGATGCAGAAATTCCTAATGAGGCAAGGCATAATGCATTATATGATGCTTATAGACAAGTGATAGGAGTTCAAAATATTTTTAGATTATTGAGGATTTCTAATTATGAGTAGTTATCGAGAACGTATGGCAAAAGCCGCTCGTAAAAAAAGACCACGAGTAAAGAAAAAAGTATTTTTAGGAATATATCCATTTCCTAATTATGAATCAAATTGTCCTACAAAGTTAATACCTTCGTTAGATACACGAATACTTGGTGCGTTGCCTAGGTGTAAGTCGTATCAATCTAATCATACAATTGCTCCAGCATTTAATAAAGGTCCATATATGGTAATTAGTCGTGATTGTGTTAAGGATATTGGAAGATAAATAATAGTAAGATATCTTATAAATACTATGGAGAATTTACATAATAAAGTTTTAGTAGCGGCACCAAAAATGAATGACCCTCGATTTATCGAAAGTGTTATTTTTATGTATAAGCATAATGCTGAAGGTGCTATTGGGTTTATTAGTAATAAACCTGTTAGTAGATCTTTGTGGTTAGAACTGTGTAAAAAAGCCAATATTGAAAATCCGGTACAAAAAAATGTACCAATATATTTTGGTGGGCCAGTTGAATCACAAGTAGGTTTTGTTTTACATACATCTGATTACAAGACGATGCTAACAGAAGAAGTAACCAGTTGGTTGTCAGTTACACAAGGTGTAGATATTTTAGTAGATATTGCCCAAGGTTTAGGCCCTCGTCAATTCCAAATTACTTTAGGATATGCTGGTTGGAACCCGGGCCAACTTGAATTAGAAGTAGAATCTTCGTGGCCACGAGACCCAACCAGTGGTTGGATGTATATTGATGCTACAGAAGAATTGTTATTTGGTACAGATGATCGAGATAAATGGGAAAAAGCAATTGGTAGTTATGCTACAGAGACAGTAGATAAATTGTTGGATTTTTAGAATAATGGAATTAGAAAAGTACAGAAATATAGGAATATTTGCTCATGTAGATGCAGGTAAAACTACAACTACGGAACGTATTCTGAAGCTTACCGGAAAGATCCACAAGATGGGAGAAGTTCATGATGGCGCCGCTACCACAGATTTTATGGAGCAAGAGCAAGAGCGAGGCATTACGATACAGTCTGCCGCAACTACTTGCTACTGGAAAGATCATCGGTTTAATATTATTGATACGCCTGGCCACGTAGACTTCACAATTGAAGTCTATCGTTCCCTTAAGGTACTCGATGGTGGTGTTGGTGTGTTTTGTGCCAATGGAGGTGTAGAGCCACAATCAGAAACGAATTGGCATTATGCCAATGATAGTAATGTAGCACGAATTATTTATGTTAATAAAATGGATAGGATTGGTGCTGATTATAAACGTGTAATAAAACAAATTAAAACTAGATTGGGTGCTATGCCAGTTATTATGACACTTCCAATTGGTGTAGAGGATACTTTTATTGGTGTTGTTGATATACTAAATCAAACAGCACGAACGTGGTCAGACCCGGCAGATCCTATGTCGTACACTGATGGCCCAATTCCATATAATATGGTTAAGGAAGCAAAGCAGTATTATGAAGAACTTGTAGAAGCAGTAGTAGACATGGATGATGAAATAATGATGCAATGGATTGAAGATCCTGTTTCTATTACTGTAGATCAACTTAAAAAATGTATACGCAAAGGCACTATTAGTACTAACTTTTTTCCAACATATTGTGGTAGTTCTTTTAAGAATAAAGGTGTACAACTTTTAATGGATGCTGTAGTAGATTATTTACCTAATCCAACAGAGGTTGAACCACAGCCAGAAGTGGATGAGAAAGGTGAAGCAACTGGTGAAGTTGCTATAGTAGATGTTGATAGTCCGTTACGAGCATTAGCGTTTAAGATAATGGAAGACAAGTATGGTGCTTTAACATTTGTTAGAATATATTCTGGTCAAATGAAAAAGGGCGATTCTATATATAATAGTACAAATGGTAAAACAGAAAGGGTAGGTCGTATTGTTGAAATGCATGCCGATGATAGAGAAGAACTTCCTAATGCTAAGGCAGGTGATATTGTTGCATTGCTTGGTATGAAATCTGTGAAAACAGGTCATACATTATGTGATAAAAAGAATCCAGCAATATTAGAACCAATGGTATTTCCAGATCCTGTTATTAGTATAGCAATAGAACCTAAAACACAAAGTGATATGGATAAGTTAGGTACTGCTGTTGGTAAAATGGTAGCAGAAGATCCGTCATTTCATGTTGAGACAGATCAAGATTCAGGCCAAACAATACTTAAAGGTATGGGTGAATTACATTTGGATATTAAATGTGATATATTAAAACGTACATATGGAATAGAAGTAAGTATTGGTAAACCACAAGTAGCATATAGAGAAACTATTACTAAAACAGTTAGTGACAAATATGTGCATAGAAAACAAACTGGTGGTGCAGGACAGTTTGCTGATATTGAATATACAATTGAACCTTTAAAAGCAGGCGAAGGATTTCAATTTGAAAGCAAGGTTACGGGTGGCCGTGTTCCAAGGGAGTTCTGGCCCGCAGTAGAAAAGGGATTTGAAAACTCTAGTGCCGGCGGTATACTTGCTAACTATCCGATGCTTGATTACAAAGTAACATTAACGGACGGTTCAAGCCATTCTGTAGATAGTAGTGCGGTAGCATTTGAGTTAGCGGCACGAGCTGCATTTAGACAAACAATGCCTAAAGCAGGTCCGCAATTATTAGAGCCAATTATGAAACTTGATGTAATTTGTCCCGCAAATAAAGTTGGTGATGTAATAGGTGATATAAACAGACGCCGTGGTATGATTCGTAATCAAGAAATGGTTGGAATAATTACTCGTATAACAGCAGAAGCACCATTGGGTGAAATGTTTGGATATATAGGTGATTTACGCAGTCAGACAAGTGGCCGCGGCCAATTTAGTATGGAGTTTAGTCATTATGCTCCATGTCCTAGTAATATAGTTGAAGTAATTACAAAGAAAGTATAATTAGTTGCTTTTATAATACTAAATATTAATATGGACGCAGATAAGATTAATCGTGCATATATCGATGGAGATGGTATAGATCCATATCATACTGAATTTTTACCACTTACGCAAAGACATGGTAAAAGTATTTGTGGAGCACCATGGTCAAGTTTTATTTTTGAGGCAACTGGTGATATTAAGTTTTGTTGCATGGCTGGTCGTGGTGAGAATGGCGATCTTCGACAGGGACATACTAACCTTAAAGATATATTAAATTCATCTGTTGCTAAAAAAGTAAGATTAAATTTTTTAAATGGCCATATGGAAAAGAGACGTACAGGTAAAATAGAATTATGGACAGGTAGCATTGATGAGAAATATTGTGATACATGTTGGGATCTAGAACACCGTTATAAAGTGCCAGCAAATCCTCGAGTAAGTAACACTGACTGGGCTGTTTCGGTGTTAGATGATTTAATAGAGCATACTGATGAAACAGGTTATATGCATGAGCAGAAACCTGTGTGGCTTGATATAATGTTTTCGAATAAATGTAATTTTGCTTGTATGGGTTGTCATATGTCTAATAGTACAACTATTGGAAAATATATAACTGCTTATGATATACGTGATACTCATGCTAACGTCCGCGAATCTTTTGCTGAAGATGAATGCTTAGAAAGTAAAGTAGATGCAAACGGGTTAATTGATTATATTATTGAGCATAAAGATACAATTACTCATATTCATTTTCAAGGTGGTGAACCATTTATGATGCCCGAAGTGTATCAAACATTAGATAGATTAATTGAGCATGATTTACATAACCCAGATACTGGAGTTTATATATGGTGTCATACTAACGGTTCTATTCGTACATATAAAGGTATAGATATTATTGAAAAATATTTGTCAAAATGGGGAGAACGTTTTCGTATTACAATGAGCCATGATGGTTGTGGACCTGTTGGTGAATATGTTCGGTATGGATATAAAGATAAAAAATGGATACAAACATATAATCGTCTCGTTGAAGCCGGTTGTTCAGTAAATTTACAACATTCTATTAATATTTTTAATATTTTACATCAGAAGGAATGTTTAGAATGGTATATTACTAATTGTTTGCCTGATCAATGGACAGGTTTAACAATGAATCCGTGGAACGATGTATTTAAATTTGATAATATTGTAGTTATACCTCAATTAAGAGAAAATGCATTGGAAGTATTACATCAGTGTGTTAACCGATGTAAAGAATTAGGTATTTTTGAAAATGGTCAACCATATTATCAATATATTTCATCACTTGAAGTAACAGAAAAAATAATTCCAGATTTTGAGAAAAAAGCATTTATTAATTCTATATTAAAATTTGATGAAATGCGTAATACAGATTTTCATAAAGTATTCCCTAAATTAAAAATGTATTGGGAATTTTGTAATGCTTAAATGTTCTTATTGCTCAACTATATTACCTCCTGATATGGATATAAAATATTATTTTGATGAGAAATTTTATGTAAAGGATAGTAAAAAATTGTTACCATTTTGTGGTTGTGAATGCGGTACAAAATATTATAATGAAAACAGTTATAATAAAATGGATATATTAAAGAATGTCAAAGGATCTAACTAAAAATAAAAGTTGGTGCCCAGTACCATGGGTAACTTATAGTATAAACAGCTTAGGGCATTATCGATTATGTGTTCAAGCAAATAGTTATAAACGTCGCAATAACAGATGGAAGCAAGAAGGGAGTATGGGAAAGTTTACTCGAGGTACTCTATGGGAAAGTAATGATCCAGATAAAGAAGATAATGTTCCTCTTGATTGTCGTACTACTGATTTAGATGAAATTCGTAATAATGATTTTCTTAAAGAAGTGCGGTCTTATATGTTACGTGGTGAACGTCATCCTATTTGTAAAAGATGTAATGATGAAGATGATAATGGTATTAAAAGTCGTCGAATGGCAGATAGGGAAGTACACCGCAATAATGGTTTTACAGTTGATGATGCATTTGAAACAACAGCTGAAGATGGAACAATTAATGATATAGCAGAAGTACCATTGTTTGCCGCTGACATACGTTTAGGTAATTTGTGTAATCAACAATGTCGTATGTGTTATCCGGGAGAAAGTTCTGCTTGGTATCAAGAATGGTATGATATGTTTCAATATAGACATATTGTTTATACTGGAGCTAAAAGTGTATGGGAACCAAAATTTACTGGGCCTGGTAATACTAAAATGACGATAGGATTAGATAATAATCAAAAGGCTATTATAACAAAGCATCAGGTATTAGATGGCGAGGACATTGCACAATCAAATGTTATTTTGGATGTTAAAAGTGATCCATATCTATGGACAGATAGTAAAGTATTATTTGAAAAGTTATCAGATAAGTCACCTAAAATAAAACACATACATATGAGTGGTGGAGAACCACTCATGATTACTCAGCACTATGAATTCTTGCAAGGATATGTAGACAATGGTAAAGCAAAGGACATTATTTTAAATTATAATACTAATCTTTCAAATATTCCTGAGAGAGCATTGGAATTATGGGAGCATTTTAAAAAGATTGAGTTACGTACAAGTATAGATGCACCTGGTAAAGTAAATGAGTATATTCGTTATCCAAGTAATTGGGATATTGTTTTAAGAAATCTTCGTCTTTTAACTAATATAAAAGAAAGTGGTAAAATTAACTTATCCTTAGAAATGATAACAACAGTACAAATTTATAATGTTTTTTATTTACGTGAACTTGTTGATGAAATACGCAGTCATAAAGATATTAAAATGGATGATATGATTTTACATATGCTTCATGATCCACGATATTTTAATATAGCATCGTTGCCTACTAATGTAAAAGATATTATAGCAGAGAAAATTGAAAAAATAGGAAAGGAAACAGGTATTTGGAAAAAGCAAGGGCAGGGTGTAATTAACCATATGTATCGTGATAATACACCTGATGCGTTAGATCAATTTTTTGTAGAAACTCGTTTAATGGATCGATATCGTTCTCAGAAATTAGAAGAAGCATTACCAGGGTTATATAGTTTATTAAAAGAATATGATCCTTTACAAACTGCGGCCGAAAAAATAAGTGGTACTTTGGATATGCTTGAGGATGCGTATATTGTTAATGTACAAACACAAGATGTTGAAGCTTCAAATCAATTAGAGTATACACAGATACAAATTTTAAGGAAGAAAAGTGAAAGCTAATTCATGGTCAGAGTTTCAGCCACTTAAAGAAGTTATATTAGGAAAAGCATATAGCTCAGAAGATATTACTGCTGAACATTTCCCCGATGACGAATTACGTAATGGATTAAAAAGAATATTTGATGAAACTGAGGAAGATATTTTAAAAGTTAAAGAATTTTTAGAAAGTTTAGGAGTTAATGTGCTTCGTCCAAAAGTTGTTTTTGATCTTAAAGAGAGAAAAGGGTTTTGTAATTTACAAAAATTCGAGTTTGCTTTTCCTGATCATCCATTACAGCCGCGAGATACAGCAGGCGTGTATGGTGATACACTAATAGATTTTTATACAGGTAATAATGGACGTTTTTTTAGTAATTGGAGTACATACGATTATTTTGTAGAGTATTACAAAGCAGGCAATAACTGGCTGTCAATGCCAATGCCGAACTTTGACAGTGATACAAAACAATATAACGAGCATGACGGGCAACGGTTATTATATCATTCAGCAAACCTGTTACGATGCGGCCGCGATATTTTTTACTCGTTAGTACAACCTAGTCAAGGTAGGCATATAGGTAAAGGTACTGACCTTGGTATGGAATGGATTCAACGTGCATTAGGAGACAAGTTTAGATTCCATGCTATAGATCACGGTGGGCATCTAGATGGTAAATTAGCATTACTTAAACCTGGTGTTGTTGCATGTTGGAATAAAAATGTTATACCTGATATTATGAAAAGTTGGGATATAATTCAAATACCCGATACTGCATTTAACTTACCAGAAGGGTTTAGAAATACTCGTAAAAAAAGATGGTATAAAAGTTTTGTATCTGATTATCTTACAGAGTGGATTGGATATTGTGATGAGACAGTATTTGATGTTAATATGTTTAGTGTTAGTGAAGAATTAGTTATTACTAATGGTTATAATAAAGAAATATATGATCAGTTTGCAAAAGCTGGTATAGAAGGTTGGCCATGGCATTTTAGGCATCAGCATTTTTGGGATGGTGCAGTACATTGCTTAACAATGGATACAATCCGCGAAGGTGGCCAGGAAGATTATTTTGGATGATATATTAACTTATGAATCTTATTTAAAATTAGATGAATTATTATCAATACAAGAATCATTAACTAATGAACATACTGAATTAATGTTTATAGTTGCACATCAATCGTCAGAGTTATGGTTTAAAGTATTGATACACGAATTAAATTCACCAATTGGTGTAAATTTAAAGCGTATTGTAAAAATATTTAATCATTTAAATGCCTTGTGGGATATTATAGCAACAATGACGCCCAAAGATTATGAAGCATTCAGAAGAACATTAGGGACAGCTTCAGGAAAACAATCAAAACAATATTTAGAAGTAGAACGATTATTAAAAATATTGCCAAGTAAATGTAATACTTCTCGTAACCCTAGGGTTACGGGAAATAGAGAAGAATTGTGTGATATTGAGAATGCATTTAAGAAATGGCAGTTTTCGCATATGAAAGCAGTAGAGCGTATTATAGGAGATAAGCTGGGTACTGGAGGTACAGATTATTTGATGAATAAGTTTTGTTATATGCCATTTGAAACAATGGCTATAGATACTGCTGGGAATGTAATGCCTTGTTGTGCATATGATCCTAAGTATGCGTTATTTGATTATACAACAACTCCTATTACAATAGATGAATATTTTACTTCTGATAAATTGCAAGAAATAAAAGATAGTTTTCTTAATGGAAAAATTCCTAATGGTTGTTTAAATTGTATACAGAAAGAAAAGTATGGAATGAAGTCAAAGAGACAAAAATGGTCTCATAATAGACAGCAAAATAATATAGAATTTTTATCTGATAGGACTGCACCAGTGTTTATTGAAGTAGCAGTATCAAATAGATGTAATGTTGCTTGTGCTACATGTGATAGTTTCTTTTCAACTGGATGGAGTAAGTATGATAAAAATATGACAGGTGAGAAATTTATTGATAGGCAAAAATTAGCAACTAATAAGTTTAGAATAAATGATATATTTATGGATGAATTATTTAATAAAGTAGTAGAGGATAAGGAATTAAGTATCGAGTTAATAGGTGGAGAACCTATGTTTAATAAATCAGTTCTTACTTTTCTTAAAAAGTTTGCTGATATGCAATTAACTAATCGAGTAACTATAACTACAAATTGTACTTTAATTACAGATAAGATTATTTCACAGTTACATCAAATTACGGATTTAATTATAGTTTGTAGTATTGATGCTATAGGACCCTTGTATAATTATATTCGTGATTATGAATTTAATGTTGTTGAGGAAAATATAAAAAAGTTATTAACATTAGACGCAACTATTTTAATAATGCCAGTGTTTAGTTTGTTTAATGTTTTTAATATACCTGATTTAATAATGTGGCACAATGCATTAGCAACAAAACGTAATACAAAAATAAAGTTAATTAATTTTGTTAAAGCACCTTATTATGCAAGTCTTGAAAACATTCCTTCGTTTATGTTAAAAGATACTATTGATCGTTTAAAAGACATATACATGTTAAATTTAAAAACACTTCATCAATCTGAACTGCACCAGTTAATTAAAACATTACAAGAATATAATACATTTTCTACAGAAAAGCAAAAAATATCGTTGCAATGGATAGAGAAATGTAATATAATAAGAGAAGAGGATTTAAAAGAAATAGAACCAAAGTTAAAAGAGTTTGTAGAATATGTTAAAGCATAAAGATGTTTTATTAACAGATGCACATGCAGTATGGGAACCAAAATGGCAAGCAGTGTTAAGTGAAGCACCATGGAAACAATGGATAAAGGATAATAATTTCTTTGATTGCAAGGATTACTTCTTAGAACGAATGCATAATTGGATCATTGAGAATGCTCTAAATACTATAAATGTTACAAGCTTAGAACCATTTAGATTTAGTCGTAAAGATTCAATTATAGGAAGTACGCAAGCATTGGATGAATTTCATTGGCGACACCGCGGTAAAACATTGCGAGTCTTTCGCGGAGAGTATGGTTATAATAAAAGAGTGTACGAAACGTATATAGATTTTGTTCCTCAATTAGATCATCTTGATAGAGCAACAGGCGAGTATGCACCTTTAACTAAAAATGAATATGTTATTATTAGTCTTCCGTTTGCAGGATTTGGAGACAGGCATTATCATATGGATGAGATGCTTGATGATGCATTACAATCTGATACTCCGGTATTAGTAGATTGTGCATGGTATGGCACTTGTATGGATATAGAGTTTGATTTTTTACATCCAGCAATTACTGAAGTAAGTTTTAGCACAAGTAAAGGTTTAGGATGTGGTCGTTTTCGTAGTGGAATTAGATATAGTAATTACGATGATGGTATGATTTGCCAACATAATAATTATAATCATTTAGTAGGTAGCAATATGCAATTGGCAATATGGATGATGAAACATTTTGGATCTGATCATATTCCTTATAGGTTTAGAGAAATGCAACAAGATTTATGCAATGAACTTAAAATAACACCATCAAATTGTATGCATATAGGCATGGCCCCCAGAACAGATGAATGGAGTGAATTTGAATTGGCAGGTTTACACTACAGAGTAGGATTGAATAAACTAGTCAAATTACGAAGACAAAATAGGATATAAATACTAATATGGAACACAATATAAAAATAACTGAAACAGCAAAAAAGCAATTGCTGACAGTAGCAACTAAAAATGATGTCCCTTATGTTCGTTATCTACTTGATGGTGGTGGATGTTCAGGTTTGATTGGCAAATGGGAAAATTCTGCAGAGCTAGAAGAAGGTGATATTACATTTGAGTTGGGAGAAGATAAACAATTTGTTATTGATAAGTTTACAATAGAGTATATGGATGGAGCAATAATTGATTATACTGGCGACTTTATGCCAGCGTTTAAAGTTACCATCCCAGATACCTCATCTTGTGGGTGCGGCGAATCCTTTCAAATGAAGTAAGGGAATTTAATGACCTATATAGTTAATGATAATTGTATTAAATGTAAGTATACAGATTGTGTAGAAGTTTGTCCTGTTGATTGTTTTTATGAAGGTGCTAATATGCTTGTAATTAAATCTGATGAGTGTATTGATTGTGGTGTTTGTGAACCAGAGTGTCCAGTGGATGCTATTATTCCTGATACATTGTTAGCAGAACCAGAGAAAACATACTGGATTGAGTTTAACGACAAATATGCTGAACCGTGGCCTAATATTGTTCGTAGGAAAGATGCTCCTGCAGATGCAGACGATTGGGTTGAGGTAATGGATAAAATGCAGTATTTTGATGAAACCCCTGCTGATGGAGATTAAGAATTTTAAGGTTGACCAAAAGTAAGATATCTTGTATAATTAGTATTATGAAGATTATAAAGGATTAATGGATGCGTAGCACACGATGTAAAGATGGAAAACGACGGATCTTAACAAAAATCGAAGTTCCTATGGATGTTGAGGCCATAGCCGGCTTTGCATGGTCCGCGGTTCTTCATGATGAAATAAGTAAGGAATGGGCATCTCGAAATAATCCTACAGAAAAAATAAAAGGTATGAATAAACGTGAAATTTTGCGTTTAGCCAAAAAAACAGTAAAAACCGCAGGCACAGGCGGTCCTACCGACTATCCTGCAGACGTGCTCCTACATGTTAAGAAATGTTTCCCCGAAGTAGATTAATGGATTATGTTATACATAATTGTAGTTGTTTAGATACGTCTGTTTTTATACAAGAAAGTAGTATAGATTTATTTTTTGCAGACCCCCCTTATTTTACAACATCTCTTGATTGGGACAAACAATGGAAATCAAATGATGAATATTATAGTTGGTGCCGAGAATGGATCAACAAAATGTATAAAGAATTAAAAGAAACAGGATGTGCATATATTTGTTGTCAATGGCCGCATAGCGGTATGTATCAAGTAATGTTGCAAGATGCAGGTTTTAATATTCTGAATAGAATTACTTGGAAAAAGGACAAAGGTAGAGGTTCTTCAATTAACTGGAAGCAGATGCATGAAGATATTTGGTTTGTAAGTAAAAGCAAGAAATATACTTTTAATGTTGATGATGTTAAAGTAGAAAAAAAAGTAGTTGCTCCTTATAGGGATGAAGAAGGTAATCCTAAAGATTGGTGGGTAAATGATTCTGGAGAAAAGGTTAGATTAACACATCCAGGTAATTTATGGGATACTATTAGTATTCCTTTTTGGAGTAGTCATGAAGTTAGAAGTTATGCAAAAACTAAAAGAACTCCTGATAATAAATTTGAAAAGCACAATACACAAAAGCCAAAAGAACTTGTTAAAAGATGTATTCTTGCAAGTTCTAATATTGGTGAAACGGTAGTAGATTATTTTGGAGGCAGTGGTACAACACTTATTGCATCAAAGGAAACTGGACGAAATTGTATAATTTTTGAAAAAGATGAAACATATTGCAAAATTATTGAAACAAGAATAAAAAATGAGAAAAACCCAGATACCAATAATTCCGGTACAGTTTATGATAACTTATTTGAGTCCAAAATACCAAATAAAGTGTAGGGTTTCTAATATTAGTATTCTCTAATATACCCTATAAAAACCCTAGTAAATATAGGTGGTTTTTGTTGTAAAAAACCCACACTTTTTTAAGGTTGACAATATACCAATATGTTGTATAATATATGTATAGTTAAAATGTTAAAAAGGAAGTTTAATGAGATCTAGGTATATCGAAGCACGAAGAGGTTATACTGATTACGTGAATAAACCTACAAACAGCAAACCTAAATATGACACTAGGGAAATCCTAGAGTTAGCGATTGTTATTGATCGCAAGCAAGGATTTATTAAATCTGGATATGGTTACACCATTACAAATGATGAAGATGGCAAATACCTTCCGGAGGAAGAGCATGTGGTTATAGAGGATAATAAAACAGTAATCCATAAGCATCTTAAAGGTGAGAAAAAAGTCCACGTTACTGCTAAAGATAAAGAACTAGCAGATGAGATGACTGAACATTTTCGAGGTCTTGCTCTTAAAAAGTTGTCAGGCAAAACAAATGATTTTCAGAATAGTGTTCTTATGTATATGAATGCTGAAAAAGTTGATAATCTTGGCCTTGCTATTATTGCTTCGTTACCAAGTGGTTTTAAGAGAGATATTAAAAGGCAGGAATTCAATGAAGAAACTGTCGATAGTGAGTATGTTGGTACTTTGCGTAAACGCGGTAAGTTTACAGTAGAAGTTAAAGATACTCGTTCATTTCCATATGGTGAGTTGATTACTTGTGTTGAAAGTAAGAAAAATGTTGTAAAGTTTTTCTTTGCTAACGACCTTAATATGAACGGTATTGAAGTTGGTAAGGTTTTGAATATTGCTGGGTTTGTTAAAGATCAGAATGTAAGTAAATATTCGAAGTTAAAAGAAACGATGTTGAACCGAGTTAAGGTGGAAAAATGACAAGTGAGTACAAATATTTGTGCGGAGATAATCTATTTGATCCGTATAACATGTCCTTTGATGACTTCAGAGGTGTAATGTCATACGAGTTTCAAGGTATTGATCCCTTGTGTGACAAGTATTATTGGAATTTATGGCAGGATAGCAGAGCGTATGGTTGCAAGAATACAGCCGCTAAACCTGATTGGGAAGACTTTTTAACTTCAATTCGCACAGGAAAGATATAATGATACGTTTTATATTAGGTTTCTTGTTAGTGTTCGGTGTAGCAGGCGGACTTGATGCTGATACTATAAATTTAGGATTGGCTTCGTTAGTTGCTACATTAGGAATTCTTCTGATGTTTTGGGCAGTACTGCCAAAGGCAGTATCAGCACTTAATAAGGAGGTGAAAAATGGGAGTTAAATGGGAATTAAACGATATATTAAAATTTGGTACTTCGTTACAAGGTCATATTACGGCTACTTATGCTGAAGTAGTTGAAACGTTTGGTGAGCCAAATCTTGAACCCAGTGATAAAACATGGAACGAATGGGGGATAGAATTTGAAATTGGAGATCCTGAAGATGATGATTGGGACACTGTTAATGTTACAATATATGATTGGAAAGAACAGTCAGCATCAGATGCAATGTACGGAAAATACCAATGGCACATTGGCGGAAAAACTCATCAGGCTGTTGAATTAGTTTTTGATGCTATGGGCAAATAATGATGTTAGAAAATCGACTATCAGAAGTTCTAAATAGTCAATTATCATTTCCGAAGCAACAACTTAAAGGACAGCGATCCTTTGGTGATGCATTAGAAGATGCTTGTAATGTAATACTTACGGAACATTTTGATGATGTTAAGCAACCTCGAAGTGTAAGAAGCATTGAAGATTTAATAATTAATGATACTTATATAGATCATAAAACCAGTGATGAAAAAGGGTCATTCAAAATGCCTAATCTAATAAGTGTTGCTAGATTATTAGGTATTGATAAGCCATTAATATATAATTTTATAATTTATAATAGTGAAACTAAAAAAATAATAAACACGTTTGCGTATAATGTATATCAACTTAATTGGGAGCATCTCAAAATACAAAATTTAGGTAAAGGCCAACTTCAGATTAAAAATATGAAAGAGTTTTTGAAATCGCCTGTTGGTACATTGTCCGAAAAAGAATGGAAAGTAAAATTAAAAGAAGAAATGAAAACTTTTTATTTGAAAGCACGTGATGATGCCCAGAAAAGATATGATCAATTAAATGTCTGATTCTCTTTACAATTTGGAAAAGGTTCTATTTACAGAACTTGGTTACGATCGTACAAAAATAGACGTTCGTAATTTTACGATCTTTAATCGTTTTTATTCTAATAATGATTTTGTTTATATGAAATTGATTAAAGACCGGTCGCCAGATGGAATGTGGAAAGTGCTTAAAGGAGAGATGTTTCGTTGGCAGGTTAGAATTGGTGTATGTTTTAAGGATAAAAAATTAGGCGGCAAGCCTGTTTTTATGGCGAGAAAAATTCGAATTAATGATAATATGCTCGAACAAGTTGTCAAGCATTCGAATTATTTTGAGGAGTATGCATTAGCTGTCGAAAATGAATGTCCTAAATGTAATGGTATATTAGTACCACGCAAAGCAAAAAAACTTCGGCAAGAAGATCCATATGCTCTTTCTCGAAAAGTATCCGGTAAGGGCGGCATGCCAAAGCAACGTGTATATTTGGCTTGCAATGACTATCCTAATTGTAATCATATTGCAAGCTATGTAAAAGTATAAATTTTTTTCACCTATAAATATTAATATGTTCAATCCGTTCTTAGAAACAGAAGAAATGACCGAAGATCAGTTACTGGATAAAATAAATGAAGTAGCAAATAAAGTATCTAGTGCGCGAAGAGCGAATATGGCTTATAATATGATACATCAATTAGAAATAATGTATCATCAGTTAAATTCTGCGTATCAAGAAAGACTAACACAAAAAAATACTAACACAGATACAACAGTTCTTAATATAGGGACTATTGAAGGTGAAGAAAGTCTTCCTTCAGAAGAAAGTTAATGCAAATTACTAATGGTAATTTTCTTATATATAGATCCAATTTTTTTGCAACAAGAATTGTTGAAAATTATATAGAGCCTGTTGAACTTGAAATGGAAGTAGGATTTCAATTTGGGCCTGGCGAAGCAATTTCTGCAGATGACCCTGATAATGAACAAACTATTGCATATAATAAGTTGGAATTTTTTGTTGATTATGTTTTGAATAAAAGTATATTTGTTAATCGGCATAATGTATTTTGGTATGAGATGGCTAGTTTAGAAACAACAAATAATTATGTAGTATTTCATCAAGATCCATATGATGATTTAATAACAAAATATTTGTATTATAAAATGCAAGCAATTACTTTTCCTGCGTTTTTGATAGTAGATATTGCAATTTGGAGTTCGTCAACCAAGTTAAAATTTAATTTTATTGGAGAAGAAACTGTTTCATTGCCGGGTATTGAGGAAACGGTTGGTGAGTTATCTTTTCATAGTCAACCTTGGTATTTTAGGAATGATTGTGATACTCGTGATTATACTCCTGAAAATAAAAAAGAACTTGACAACCCACCCGAAAGTAGTGTAAACTTTGATGTAGTAGTAGAGTTATTACTGGAAGGTAGAGGTATGCCTGGTGAGATACTAGACATTAAAAAGTTTAGGCCGACTATAGTTTAATGAGAACAGATAATGCAGGTAGGGTTGTATTGAATACAAATGATTGTATTGAATTATTGTATAATGATAAATTTAAGGATAATTTATTAATTGATATAGATTCTGATGTAGATTTATATAATAAATATACGTATATAATGAATGTTGGATATCCATTATTAGAGCAAGTAGGTGATATTGATAATATTGATGAATTTGATAAATTAAATCAAAAAACTTGGTTTATGCCAGAAGAATATAAAAAGTTAGATATTGCTTATGTTTTAATAGAGAAGGCTAGAAAGAAACCTCTCACGTATCATAGGTTAAGAACAGAAGCGGAATTAACAATATATGAGAAACGAGGTTTGTTAGATTTGTTACGATTTCTTATGTACCTAGTAGATGTTATGAGGAATAGTAATATTGTATGGGGTGTCGGTAGAGGATCAAGTGTAGCGAGTTATGTATTGTTTCTCATTGGTACTCATAAGGTAGACAGCATTAAATATAAACTTAATTTTAACGAGTTTTTAACAGGAGAATAACATGGTAGAACGTAAAACAGCAAGTGGAAAAATACTTGACATGGAAGCATTAATGGCCGAGAATGAAGATGTAGTTGCAGTAGGCAATGCTAGAACAAATGCTCGAGGTGATCAATTAGGTCCTGGCGGTGAAGTTATTAAAACTGCACAACAAGTAGCCACAGCATATTATAAAGAAAATCCAAAGGCAGTAATTACACAAAGTACTAAAGAAGAGTTGGGTGTAACACAACAGACTACACTACAGCCAGATAATTTGACAGCAGAGAAACAAGAGTTTGATGAATGGAATGATCCAGAAGATACAGTTGAAACACCAACTGGAAAAGTAACTAAAGAAGAAGATAGGGTTATTGCCGCTGGTTCAAAGAAAAAGCAGGCTCAAGTTGTACAGAAAAAAGTACAGCCTAAAACAAAAAGTATAGACGACATTTATAGTTAAGAGAAATATAATGAAACAATTTTTAATATCTTTCTTCCTGGTATTTTTAACATTACCAGTATATGGATCAAATCCATATTATGAATTTAAGCAACAGCACAATGATCCGTGGCCACACGGACCATGTATGTCTCCATATGATGGTGTAAGCCGAGCTGCTTGCCCCTTCAAAGATAGTACTATAGAAGCATGGGATAAAATGTGCATGGGACGATTAAATGATAGAGTTGCTAACGGTAAACTTACTGGTAGAACATATGATTTAAAAATGCTTATAGCAGTGGGTGATAAATTTTGTAGATGTATTGTACGAAGACTTCAGTTAGAATATACTGAAGAAGATTTTTTAGAAAAAGTGTATAAGCACATTACTAAGAGTGGAATTAATCCTAATGGGCCTGCCAATTACGAGGCAGCCTATGCAGTATTAGGACCTACTAAAACTTGTGCTCAACGACTTAAAATACTACCGGTGGTAAGAAATGAAAATTAGAGCAATAGGCAGTAATATCTTAGCAGTTACGCTAGAAAAGGGTGAACGAACATCAGCGGGCGGTATTGTTATACTAGATGATGTCGGCAAGGATCAAGGTATCCGCCCCCGCTGGTGCACTTTAGGAATGATATTAGGCCAGGTGATTGGATTTTAGTTGCACAAGGTAGATGGACGGATGGAGTTGAAGTAGAAGGAGAAACTATTTGGAAAATAGATCCAAATGGTATTTTGTTACATAGTCATGAATACCCAGATGGGATTTAAACAAACATTTAATGTAGATAGCCTTTCAAACAGATCATACTATAAACTTCCAGTGCAGGAAGGAGGTGCCCTTAATGCAAACTATAGACAAAGTGAAGCACTTGCTGTATTATGTAATAAGTTAGGACAACAAGGATTGGAATATGGTAAGGATTTTTATTGGGATGATACTGGATATGATGGTATTACTTTAACCTTTAACCAAAAAGAAGATATTTGTATCGCTAAATTAAAATTATGAAATTACCAGAAGTTAACAAACCAGCAGGTATTAGCACAACAGGTTTAACTGGCATTGTGTTAATGATATTACATATTACAGGCTACATAACAGGATGGGCCTGGCCAATATTATATGTATTTTTAATTATTACAGGCGTTGGACAAGAGAATAAAAAATGAAAGAACTTTGGGTTGAAAAATATCGGCCTAAAACTCTGGCTGAATATGTGTTTCGAGATGATGCACAAAAACAGCAGGTAGAGTCTTGGGTTAAAAGTGGAGCAATTCCGCATTTGATGTTTAGTGGTGCACCTGGTGTAGGTAAAACAACTCTTGCAAAAGTGTTACTATATGAACTTGATGTTGATTGGGGTGATGTTTTAGAAATTAACGCAAGTCGTCAACGTGGCATAGATATGATAAGAGATCGAATTTCTAATTTCTGTAGTACATTACCATTTGGTGAGTTTAAGTATGTTATACTAGATGAAGCAGATTACCTTACAGAAGAGGCACAAGCATCATCGCGTGGTGTAATGGAACAGTATGCAAGTACAGTTAGATTTATTTTAACTTGTAATATACCTACTATGATTATTGAAGCAATACATTCCAGATGTCAAGGTTTCCATATTGAACGTTTAAATGAGACTGATTTTATGGTAAGGCTTGGTCAGGTGTTAACAAGTGAAGGTGTTGAAATAGATATAGATACATTAGAATTATATGTAAAAGCGACATATCCAGATTTGCGTAAATGTATTAACATGTGTCAAATGAATTCACAAACTGGTAAGTTACTTTCTCCGCACCAAAGTGAAATCATTGGTCCAGATTATAGACTTAAAATGGTGCAATTGTTTAAAGAAGGTAAAATAACTGAAGCACGAAAATTAGTATGTAGTAAAGCAAACCCACAAGAGTATACGGATATTTTTAAATTTCTGTATCGTAATTTAGAATATTGGGGTGATACTATAGAGTTGCAAGATGAAGCAATTCTTATTATACGAGATAGTTTAGTAAAGCAAACAACTTGTGCAGATCCAGAGATAAATTTAGCCGCATGTCTTGTTCAGTTAAACGCATTACGTAATAATGGATAAATATTATTGAGGTGATTAAATGGCAAAAACTAAAACAGAATTAAATAAGATGACAAAGTCCCAATTAGAGGACTATGGTCGTACTGTCGGTATTGAATTAGATCGACGCCTTAAAAAGTCTACTATTGTTCAGCAACTTCTTGAATATGAAGAAGCACCTGTAGTAATTTCGTCAGTAAAAACTCGCCCTGATCTTGTTAGTTCAACCGGTGATGAGATTCAAGATTTCTTAAATACATTACCTGAGTATACCGGTAATAATTCTGGAGAAATTAGTAATGTAGTAATGAAGAATCTTGATTTATTCTCAGGCCATCATGTAACATTTGGACCAAAAGGTAAAGGCTATGCAATTGTTGTGAAAGGTTCAGATATTAATAAGACATTTAAGATTTAAGGAAGGGTTATTTCTCCTCGAATTATCATGTTAAATAGTGTTGATGGCAACACTAGAACAACATTCATTACAAAGTTATTTAATGAAAGCAGATAGAATAATATTAACAGATGTCGATGGTGTTTTGTTAAATTGGGAATTTGCTTTTCATACTTGGATGGAAGAGCATGGTTATAAACCTGTAGATGGTCATAAATTAAAATATAGTATTGGTAAGAGATTTAATATTCCTAAAAAAACTGGCAATCGCCAGATTCTTGTTTTTAATGAGAGTGCCGCTATAGGATTCCTCCCACCGTTACGTGATGCAATGCATTATGTGAAAAAATTACATGAAGAGCATGGATATGTTTTTCATGCTATTACCTCGTTAAGTACAAATCAACATGCTGTTAGATTAAGAACACAAAATTTATATAAATTATTTGGAGAAACTGTATTTGAAAGGATCGTATGCTTAGATACAGGAGCAGACAAGGATGAGGAATTACTTCAATATAAAGATTCAGGTTGCTGGTGGATTGAAGATAAAATGCAGAATGCAGATGTTGGTATAAACTTGGGACTTAATAGTATTTTGATGGAGCATGGTCATAATATGGATTATGAGGGTGATGCTATTGTTGTTAAAAATTGGAAAGAAATTTATGATTTAATTATTAAAGAATAATAATGAATGATATTACATTAGATGAGCTTGATAAACTTTTTTTTGAGCATTCTGCATATTATAAATCAATAGATAATGGTGAGATATCTTTTTTTGTGTGGGCCGGAGGTGCTGGTGGAGATTTTCTTCTTAATTTATTTTTAGATAATTTGCCAAGATTTAAAGAGGTTATTAAAACATTTAAAAAACTAGATAACACATCCTACTTGAAAAAAAATCGATATTTTCCTTGTATAGATCCTGATTTTGATTATGGTGTATATGATATGAATGGTTATTTAAACAAGGAATTAGATCAAATAAATACCCATTTTAAAGTTGGAGATATAGAGGAGTTAAATTTTTCAAAAGATATAATAAAAAAGTTTGATAATATGTTTTATCAAGCATGTTTAGCAATGGTTGGCAAGAAGTATGTTATTCAACAGCAACCAATTTTACCATATGTTTATTATAAAAATTTTGAGAAAATAAAAATAGTAATAATTGATATTGAGTCATCTTTGGAAGAATATGTTAATAGATTGTTTTATATAAAGACAAAGATGTCCCCAAGTACAAGATTTGTAAATTATTTTGATTTTCTCTCAAGTGATAAACTAATTAAATTCGATTATAGAAAGTTATTTTTTGAACAGGATGATGTAACTATAAAAAAATTAATGCATTTTTTTAATTCTAAAAAGTTAATTGAGTATTATAAATATGAAATTGAGCAATATCATAAAAGAAATTTAGAGTTAGTTAATCAAGATTATTAAATAAAAGATAAATATAACTATGGGATTAGATAATACTTTTATTCGAAATGCCGTTGAAAATGTAAATCGCATTAATGGCAACAAGACATTATTAGATATGTTGTTAGAATTTGAGAAAGTTCTTGACGACACTGGCATTTATGCTTACAAAAATTGGATGGCAGGTGAAGTTGTTGAAGGTCCAATATTAGAGCGGCATTGGTTTAATGTAACACTTATGTATCCACGTAAAGGAATGCCAGATCCAGATGCTATTCGTCGTTTGGACAAATATGGATGTAAAGTTAATTTTGTTAAGGAAGAAATAGAAGTTCCTGTTAGAGTTAAAGGTGTTGAAGATTTAAAAGATTTAAGAACTAAAGAACCAAAGATGGAATCACAACAGGTTTGGTTAGTAAAAATTCAAATGCCTCGTAGATTTTTAGAAACATTTGATGATCGTAGTTTAGAGGTTGCCGGACAGAAATTGGATATTGCGGCAGTTAATAAAGCAAATATTGAAGGTCTCGATGACGCAGATGCAACTAAAAATGAGGAAACAGACGTAGAGAATAATATTGAACAAGCAGAACCGCTCGCCCCAGCCGCAACCCCAGCAGCTTAATGAGGGATTAAGATTTGGAGATCTAAAGGATACCATCCTTTCAGAAGTTTCTATTGACCTTTTTCAACCAAAAGGTGGTAATGAAAAAGATATTATTGTTGTTGCTTTTGAATGTATTGATGAACCTCCAGCAAAAGATTTAGAAGAATTTATTAGAACAGGTCCAATTGATACATTAGATTCAGATATAAGTCCCGGCCCAACCGCAGATGGTAATTATATAGTATTTGCTGAATTTAAACGGGATAATAAATTTCCAGTAAAGTTTGTTCGTTTGTTAAATGATATTAAACATGTTATTAAAAATAATGAATGGAAGTTTAAAAGTTATCCAAATAAAGTTAGTACTACTTTATCACCTGAGAGTTTATTAAAAGAAGTTTTATTAGATCCAGAATCATATACAAGTGCAAAAGATATGCATGATAGGGAAGCCGCCGCTGAAAGTTTTCTACATTCAGAGTTAGCAAGACCTTATTATATTACTGAAGGAAAATTATTTATTAAATTAAATCAAGGCCGTCCTTTGATGTTTTTTATAGAGGCAATTGATACTGAAGATAATCTTTTTGAAACAAAACAATTAAAAAATAAACCTATTAAATATGAAAATCCTCGTATTTTAAGATTGACAAGACTGTTCGGTCCGTCGTATAATGTTAATAGTGTAGGAAAATATGTGGTAGTTACAAATAGCCACGGAAATGCAATGGCACTTAAAGCAGAAGCATAAGCGCCTGGATATTATGCATATGCATAATCCAAATAAAAATTTAAATAAAATATATTCATGGATTCCTGGGGAAGCAGAAAAATATCAATATAACGTCAAAATGGCTGATGAGGGTGTACCCCATCTGTATTGTGAATGGTGTGAAGAAAATTGTGATGGTAAATGGAGCTGGTGGTTTGATGGAGATTATGGTTATATTAGTTTTGAAAGGGCTATAGATATTATATTGTTTAAATTAATAAAGTTTAAGGGTATTTAATATGTTTGGGACAATAAAATTATATTTTTTTATACTTCTTATACTCGGTGCAGTAGGAGGAGTTGGGTATTTGTATTATACAGATACTCAAGAAAGATTAGTAGCGGCCGCTAATGAAAATGCCGCAATGAAAATTCAAGGGACGCTACAAGCACAGACTATTGAAAAGTTGAATGAAGATATAGTTCGTAGCCGAGAGACTTTAGTAAAGTTGCGTAACGAGTTTGGCAAGTATAGAAGGGATTATGAAATCCTTGTGAATAAGTTTAATAAACGTAGTAAAAATTTCGGTACTCGAGACATTGGTAAACTTGCAGAAGTTAAGCCAGCTCTTATTGAGAGGATTATTAATAATGCAACTAAAAAGGTATTGCGATGTTTCGAGATAGCATCAGGTTCACCGCTAACAGAAAAAGAAATTAATGCAACAAAGAAATCACAAACAAATCAAGAGTGCCCATCAATTGCTAATCCAAATTATGTGGAGAAAAAGTAAATGGAAGTGCGGAGTTCATTGTTAGTAGCATTATTAGTAATATCTTTAGGTATCACAGGTTGCACTACAACTAAAACAGTAAGGATTCTCAGTGAGCCAGTTACTTCTGTAGCACTTAATCCACCTAACATAAGAAATTTGGAATTAAATGGTGTAACATGGTTTATTGTTACACCTGAAAATGCAGAAGAAGTATTTGAAAAACTTAAAACTGCAAGAACAGATGTTGTATTATTTGCTCTTACAGATGATGGCTATAAAGGGTTGTCTTTAAATTTAGCACAAATTAGAGAACTTCTTTTACAGCAACAGGCTATCATTCAAGCATACAAGGAATATTATGAAGAAACTGAACAACGAATTGAGAAACAAAAGGACGACTATAACAATAAGTTAAATAGTAATAACAAGTCAAATTCAATTCTGGACTTTTTTAGAAAATGATATGTCCGACTATTATGAAGATTTAGGTGTTAATAAAGATGCTTCAGCAAAAGAAATAAAACAAGCGTTCCGTAAACTTGCACAGAAGCATCATCCTGATCGCGGTGGGAAAGAAACAGATTTTAAAAAAATTAATGAAGCATATGAAACTTTAAGTGATACTAATAAAAAAATTGAATATGATCAACAACGTCAATTTCAGCAATCGGGTTTTCAGGCACGTCAACATGCTCCTCATCCAAGTTTTACCCAAAGAGGTTTTTCTCAAACAGGCCCAGGCCAGTTTGAATTTTCATTTGGTACGGGACAACCTGGTGGTATTGAGGAAGTTTTTTCAACAGTATTTGGTCAAGGATTTGCTCGGCAAAGACCGATAAATCGTAATATTACATTAGAATATGAAATTAGTTTAGAAGATGCTTATATAGGTATAGAACAGCAATTAGATATTAATTTACCAAGTGGTTCGGTAAGGAGTGTAAATGTAAAAATACCGCCAGGCGTAATGGATGGTAGCAAATTAAAGTTTGCTGGATTGGGAGATAATACTAATCCGTCGTTGTCTGCAGGTGATTTAATTATTGTTATAAGAGTTACAAGTTCATCTAAGTGGCATCGTAAAAATAATGATTTAATAACTACAATTAAAGTTAATGTGTTTGATGCTATTCTTGGTTGTGAAGTAAAATTTCGACATATAGATAAAAAGTATATTAGTGTAAAAATACCACCTAGTACACAGCCAAATGCAAAAATTAGATTAAAAGAAAAAGGTATTATAAGTACAAGAACTGGACAATATGGCAATTTAATTTTATTAGTAGAGGTAATTATACCAACTGATTTAACCCAAAAACAGTTAGATGTATTATCAACTATTAGAGAGTTACGGTAAATATTAAATAATAATGAAGTTAGTCCATTATCCAAATAGTATTTTATTACAAAAATGTAATAAAGTTAATGTTAATAACGTTGACATTGAAAAATTGTTTAGTCAAATGTTTGATATAATGATAAACAATGATGGTATAGGATTGGCCGCTCCACAAGTAGGATTGGATTATCGGTTGTTTATTATGAAGGATAAAATATATGTTAACCCAGAGATAGTTGAAATGGGCAATGAATATGAGTTAATTGGTGAAGGTTGTCTTAGTTTTCCTAATTTATGGATGAAAGTAAAAAGAGCCAAGGCAATTGTTGTAGGTTACACCGATGTAAAGAACAAGAAACAAGAAGATAAATTATCTGGTATAAAAGCAAGATGCTTTCAACATGAGCTAGATCACTTAGATGGTATTTGTTTTAATCAACGAGTATCAAGAATGGTGTTTGCTTTAGCTAAGAAAAAACAAAGGAAAAACCGTGTCTGATAGAATTGAAGAGTTAGTTGAACGAGCAGTCGATATGGCTACAGAGAATAAACATGAATATGTTACTCTTGAACATCTGTTATATAGTCTTTTGCAAGAAGAAGAAGTAATTAAGTTAATATCAAAGTCTGAAGTGGATATATCAGAATTAAATAAAGAAGTTGGTAACCATATTAAAGTTGATAAACAAGATATTGTTCTAGATAGAGAAGAAGTTACTCCACAAAAGACACAAAGTTTAGAACGTGTGTTTCATCGAGCATTTACACAGGTTATTTTTAGTGGTAGAAAAATATTAGAACCAAAAGATTTGCTTGTTAGTATAATGAGTGAAACAGAAAGTTATGCTTATTATTTTATAGTAGAAGCAGGAATGGATAAAGATGAATTAATTAAATCTATTACTGATGAAGCAAATGAAAATGACGAAAGTGAATTAGAAAAATGGTGTATAAATCTTAATGATGAAGCAAAAGAAAGTAAAATAGATCCACTAATTGGCCGCGAACCTGAAGTATTGGCATTGATGGAAACACTTGCTCGCAGGCGTAAAAATAATGTTATTATTGTTGGTGAAGCAGGTGTAGGTAAAACAGCTATTGCTGAAGGCCTTGCTAAAAAGATTGTAGATAAAGAAGTACCAAAGTTACTTGCAGATAAAGAAATCTGGTCTGTAGATATAGGTGCAATGGTTGCTGGATCAAAATATAGAGGTGATTTTGAAGAACGTATTAAGTTTGTACTTAAAGAAATGGAAACCAAAGGCAATGCTATTATGTTCATCGATGAGATTCATCAAATACTTGGTGCAGGTTCAGCAGGACAAAGTAATATAGATGCCGCTCAAATATTAAAACCCATTTTAAGTAAAGGTGATATACAAGTTATTGGTGCTACAACATATGAAGAATATCGTAAACATATAGAAAAAGATAGAGCATTAATGCGTCGATTTTATAAATTAGATGTACCAGAACCAAGTGTAGAGGATTGTAAATTAATTTTAGAAGGCCTTCGTCCTTATTATGAGGCATTTCATAATATTAAATTTGATAAAGGTACTTTGGATTATGTTGCCGAAGCAAGTGACAAGTATATACAGGGCAGGCATTTACCAGATAAAGCAATTGATGTAATTGATATGGCTGGTGCAAAAGTTAGGTTGTTTAATCATGAAGCTAAAGAAAAAACAAATATTGGAATTAAGGACATTGAAAGCATTATTAGTAAAATTTCTAAATTACCAATAGAAGTTGTTGATAAAGATGAAACTGATACGTATGAGCATCTTGAAGACAGATTATCTAAAGTTGTATTTGGACAAGATGATGCATTAACTACATTAGTAGATGCTATACTTGTTAATAAAGCAGGTTTGCGTGAAGAAAATAAACCAATTGGTAGTTTTTTGTTTGTTGGACCTACAGGTTGTGGTAAAACTGAGACGGCAAGACAGTTAGCAAGTAATCTTAATATTAAATTACTACGGTATGACATGTCAGAGTATATGGAAAAACATTCTGTAAGTAAACTTATTGGTGCTCCTCCAGGTTATGTTGGATATTCTGAAGGTAGTGTAGGGTCTGGACAACTTATTAATGATGTAGAGCAATATCCTAATTGTGTACTTTTGTTAGATGAAGTTGAAAAAGCCGCTACAGAAGTATTACAAATTTTGTTACAGATTATGGATGATGGTAAATTAACTAGTAGTGATGGTAAAACAGTTAATTTTCGAAATGCAATATTAATAATGACATCTAATTTAGGTGCTGTTGATATGGAAAAGAATGCAATTGGTTTTGGTTCTTTGGAAATGTTTGGTGCTGATGATTCTGCTGTTGAATCATTCTTTGCTCCTGAATTTAGAAACAGGCTTGACGCAACAGTTAAGTTTGGTAAATTATCAAAGGCTATTATTTTAAAAATAGTTGATAAAATTATAGATGAGACTAATGTGTTGTTACAGCCTAAGAAAGTAAAAATTAGTATGTTAAAGAATACAAAAGTATGGTTAAGTGAAAATGGTTATAATGAAACTATGGGTGCCCGGCCCTTAAAAAGATTATTTGAAGAAAAAATTAAAAAGCCATTAAGTAGAGAGATATTGTTCGGCCAACTTAAAAATGGCGGTTCGGTACGTGCAACAGTTGAAAATGATGAGATAATATTTACTTATAGTTAAGAACATGTTTAGAGATATGTATCCTATGCCGGTTGTTCAACGGATCAAACCGGTTCCAAAGTTATATTATAAAGCACCACCATATAGTGGATTTGCTTTTAAAATAATATTTAAATCAAGTTATCGTTATTATCGAGTTAATGATAATTTATATCAAAATAATTATACTGGTTATGAAATGTCAGCTGAGACTTATAAAGAATGGTCAGCGTATGAAAGGAAACTAGATAAATGGCTTTCTACTACATATAAAGAACATTATCCTTTTCCCTCAGACTTAAAAGAAAGGCACGATCTTAATCGAACAATTTTTTTAAAAAGCTATAAGAATTTTAATAAACTAATTGAATTGTTTGGAGAATATGTTATTTCTGCTGAGCGTCCAATTAATCAAGAGCATTATGATACGTTACTTGAAGGTGATAAAGTTTTATTTCGGCCACAATTATTTTGGAGAAAATATAGATATAAAATAGGTTTTTTGTCTTCGCCAGATTTTTATGATCGACAAATACCATGGCTTAAGGAGTTTTTTGAAAATAAAGATAAAGATGATTATAGGTTTAATATTAATTTTGATCATGTGTTCAGAAATTTAATAAATATTAACACACATAAAGGAATTGTTTCGCCAAGATTAAGAACTCGATATTATTATTATGGTTATAATTTGTTTCTAAATCATAAAGAAGATATCGTGATGATAAAGTTAAGAGTAAGTAAAGATATTAAGTTTGTTGAAAGAGTATTTAGATATGATGAATTAGGCGAAACAGTTACAGATATTGTAGATGAATAAAATCGTTAAGTGGTCTATAGTATTAGTTTTATTTGTGATTGGAGTTAATTGTTATCAAATGAAAACAAGTGAAGCAGGGGTTATTTTAATTAGATCGTTTGAAGGTTGCAAACTTACAGCATATCAAGATTCAGTGGGTGTATGGACAATAGGATATGGCCATACAAAAGGTGTTGATGAGGATATGACAATTTCTCAACATCAAGCTGATATAATGTTAGCGGTTGATTTACGAGAATTTGAGGGATATATTAATAAACTTGTTATAGTTCCTTTGACTCAAAATCAATTTGATGCACTTGTAAGTTGGGTTTATAATTTGGGTCCTACTAATTTACAAAATAGCACAATGTTAAAAGAATTAAATGCTGGTAAGTATGGCGAAGTTCCTTATCAAATGAAAAGATGGAATAGGGCCGGCGGTCAAGTTTTAAAAGGACTTGTTGTTCGAAGAAAAGCCGAAGCGGGGTTATTTGAGAATGAGTCAAGCAATTAAAGATTTATTTAAATTAGTTAAAGAATTATCTGATAAAATTGATAGTAAAAATGATCAGTGGGATAATGATTATCAGAATATAGTAGATAGACTAAATGCACTGGATACTCGTGTAAATACTCTTCGCCTTAATATGATAGGTACTAATAATAAGGTAGATGCGTTAACAACTGGTGCACCTTTGGCAGGCACAGTTAATCCATCTGATGAACCCGATAAAGATGGTTCTGTAGGACAACAGGCTCAAATTTGGACTGGTATAATATAAATTATAATCTACCAAACGCCCACATTCTTTCAATGCACCACCAGCATTTTTCACAATGAATAGTAAAGTTACAAGAGTCTTCAACGGTTCCTTCGCATGACCATGTAACTGAAAATAGTGAATTTATAATATTAAATTGTCTATATATATCTGCAATAAACATTTTGTCTATTTGCCAAAATGGTCGAAAATGCAATCCTGCAGGACTTGCTAATTCTTTTTCTACATCAGGTCCGCGTCTGTGTTCTTCTTGATTTGAATATGGCATAACACCTTCTGGTGGATTTGAAGTAAGTCCATCAAATAATGTATCCCAAATACCATTTTCCATATTTTCCTGATCTTTGTCTTGAAATTCTTGCCATTCTGTTTGGTGAGCATCGCTTTTATCTGGAAAGTAAACTAGATGTTGACGCATTCCTTTAAACTCGAGAATTTCAGTAACTCGTTGTATAACTTGCGCGGCTTTTACAGGATTCCATGGTCGTTGTCTTCGAACAGTCATAGGTTGAATTTCTATATTAAGATCATTATCTTTTATAGTTTTAGCAAGTAGATATAATAATGCACCAGAATCTGCTCCGCCTGAACACCATATCCCAAGTGTTTTTACTTTGTCTGTTCTAATAGTATCTTTTGGGATTTTAATTGTTATTGATTCTGAACTGTCTAAATTATAATATTCTTGTTCTACAAGGTATTCTCTTTCAGCCATTTGTTGTTCTCCATTATGTATGTATTTATTAATTGGTATAAAATATGCTCTTTTAGGGTCATATGACAAGGATTGTATTAAATAATTATGCAGGGATGCAGTTTTGAATACACTTTAACAATAATCTCAGTGATTCGAAACTTCGCGTTTCTAATATAACGAAGAGGAAGTAATTTATGCTGTTAAAC